AAATACTATTCAAAAAATTGGTTTTGGTTGCCAGAGGACAAAGGCACACAATCAGCCGACACAAATAACATTCAATATCGTGAATGGGTGCGAGATGGCTATATTGAAGAAACAAGCGGCAATGTTGTAGATTATGACTTTATTATTTACAAACTTGGTGAATTAAACAAATTATATCAAATTAAGTCCATTGCATACGATAATTGGAACAGTCACCACATTGCACCGCGTTTAATGGATGAAGGGCTTGACTTGATTGAATTTAGACAAGGATTTAAAAGCATGAACGCACCAACTAAGGAAATGCAGGCCGCAATCGAAAGCCGAAAGTTTAACCACTTTGGAAATCCGGTGTTGAGATGGATGGCAGGCAATGCAAGTGTGAAAAGTGATCCTGCCGGAAACATAAAACTTGAAAAGGATTTTAAGGCACCAAGTAAAAAAATAGATGGATTAATTTCAAACGTCATGGCTTATGGGTTATGGTTGGACAATCCAGAAGATACAAACAGTTATTTAGAACAAGGAAACCTTTATATTATATGATACTTACAGAACCAGTGTACAATGTACTCAACTACAAAAAGAATTTTGATTTCATTTTTTTACAAATGTTAAAAAACAACAATCAAGAAGATGCCTATGATGCTGCACTTGATTTAGTCAGGGAATATGCACCAAACTTTAAACACTACAAAGACTTTGATTCATATCGGGTAATTTTGGCCAATAGTCAAGATAGGGGGCCGGTGTTAAGTAATTACAAACCTAATTTGGATATTCCGGTTGATGTGATTGATGCGATTTGCAAGGGAATAGATGAATTATTTCATAAGCACTTGAAAAGGGTAAAAGTTCGCAAAATGGCATACGATGCGTGTGTGAAAGAAATAAACATCTACTTTCCACACTACAAGCCACACAAAAACTATCAAAGCTATAAAGCAAGCGAAAGCATCAGGCACAAAAACAAATCAATTGAAAAGAAAAAGCGCATAGTCAAAAAAACTAAATGAACAAAGAAATTGCAAAAGAATTAGACATCGAATGCAAAAGTGTTGCACAAAGATTTTCAAGGCCGGATCGTGAAGGCAATTTTAATAATGAAACTTTTGAAGTGGATGAAATAATTTCAATGTCAGACCACACCGCAACAGTTGTTTTTAAAAAATCAAGTGGCAAATTAGCAGCAGCATTTTTTTATTACATTGCAAGGGGTTATTCAAAAGGTTGGAAGTATTTTTTCCCAACTGATTCACATATTAACGGGCTTGCCGCATTTCATTATTTTAAACTTGAAGTTGAGCGTAAAAACTATGATAAGAACTTTTAGTTAAATAAATTACAATTATTACAAATAAATTTTAAAGATTTTTGCAAGGATGAATATATTCGGATTCGAGGTTAGGCGTATTAATCCATTCGTACAAGAAAAGACCGGTTTCTTAAATGCCAATTTTGGCGGAATGGTTGGGCGTACACCAGTGAGCGAGACAAGTGTATTTGGGCTTTCAGCATATTGGGCCGGTGTTAGAAGAATATCGGAATCAGTGGCAATGTTGCCTGTGGATGTGTTTAAAAAGGTCAACGGTAAGCGCACAATGACAGACCATCCAGTTGAATACCTTTTAAATGCAGAAGCCAACTATCAGACCTGCGCATTTGATTTCACACAAATCTTAATAACATCAGCAATCAATCACGGCAATGGATTAGCTATTATTGAGCGTGACAGATTTGGCACACCAACCGGTCTTGTTAACGTATCACGTGAGATATGTGAGCCATTAAAATATGATGATGAATTATATTGGAAGGTTGAGGTAAAAGAAGCAGCCAACAAAACAGAAAGTTTACTTGTAAAAGATAGAGATATTATAAATCTTAGGGGCTTTGGATCGGATCCCGTAATCGGTTTAAGCGCAATTCAAGCACACAAGCAGAATTTAGGGCTTTCGATAGCTGCACAAGATTACGGTGCCGATTTCTATAATAAAGGCACAAGAATAGATGGTTATATTGAATATGCCGGTGTTTTAAAGCCAGAGACCAAAGATGCAATCAATCAGCAATGGACAAACAACTATGGCGCAAACGGCACACGTGGCACGGCCATTTTAGATGCAGGATCAAAATACCATCGTTTAGGTTTACCACCACAAGACGCGCAATTTATAGAAACACGTAAATTCCAAAAGAACGAAATTGCCACAATTCTGGGAATACCATCACACATGATTAATGAGATGGATGGCGCAACCTTTTCAAACATTGAACATCAATCAATCGAGTTTGTGACTTATGGCATTGGTTCATGGATTGAAAAAATTGAACAAGAGTATAGACGTAAATTATTAAAAGAAAGCGAAAAAAGAAACCATTATTTTAAACATAATGTTGATCGCTTACTTCGTACAGATGTAAAAACCAAAGGTGAATATTATAGACTAATGACCGACATTGGGGCCTACACAATTAATGACGTTCTTGAATTGGAAGACAGAAACTCAGTTGAAAATGGTGATGAACGATATGTTCAAATCAACAGAATTCCAATAGAACAAATGGCAGAATATTATAAAAAAGACATACCAAAATAATGAATAAAATAGAAAGAATAGCAGAAGTTCGTGGTGTTAATGCCGAAAACAGAACCGCGCAATTTGTAATATCAACCGAATCAATAGAC